AACCACTAGATGACAAACCTGTTTTACCACCATTTAACGTTCCTAGACCTGCTAACGCAGCAACATCACCAACGTAAATCTGACGAGAAACTTGGTTGTGAAAACTTTGCATAACAGCTGAGGTTGTGTCATTAACCCAACGCTTTTTGTCAGCATTGCTTTGCATTCTGTCTCTATCGATATGAGGTAGAATAATTGGTTTTACCATTCTAGCCCAATCACCAAAGGCAAAATCAAATGTTTCTTTCTTTGATAATGGAATCTCTAATGATGTTCCGTTGATTTGTGTGATGTCCGAATGTCCACTTTTGATTCGAGGAACACGAACGTTAGTACCACCAGACCGGATTACTTTGTTTCGAGAGCGCAATGCTTCGAGCAAAGGATCCTTTGCGTAAAAAGAAGGTGTACTCTTTTTGACGACATCTGGAACCGTAAAGTTGGCAAATTCTAATAAGCCCATTTTAATTGTCCTTGTTTAGTGTTATAGATCGAGGAGATGTTCCCCTCTAGAAAGGATGTCGTCATATGACATCTCTTCCAAGTTGATTGTTGGCATATTAGGAGCCATATTGCCTCCGGATACCAAAGTTTGTTTAACAGCGTTTTTCGATGGAGGCTTTTTAACAGGTGGCGCAGTTTCTTGCTCGACTTGTTTACGAGCAACAGGTTTCTGCGGCATACCCTTTCGATAAAGAGTAAGCTTATAGGCATCAACCATTTTCTCATATAAGTTGTTTCCATCGTACCGCTCATTGAATCTTTCGCTTACCAAAGCTTTTGAAAAAGCATCTTTGACTTCGTCAGGTTGCTCATCATACTCAGGATACTCTAAATTAAATAATTTGTATGCCAGGTCAACATTTTCTGTGGACATCTGTGTGAACGCTTCGTGAACGTTTTCATATTCTTGAATAATTGGCTCTATGTTACCTTTTGTTGCTTCATCAATTGTTTCCATTAGGGATTGAAATTGATTGCGTACTTCTTCATAGGCGTGTCTTTCAGAATCTAAATTATCCTGAAGAACCTTAACGTGATCAAGAATAGGATCTACATACTTCCTAGCATCAGATGGTATTGACTCAATGTCAATCTGCTCCAAATCATCAAATTGAAAAGTATTTTCTTCTTCAACTAATGGTTCAGGATCAGAAACTTCTTCTACTGTTTCATCAGATGATTGGGGCTGGGGCTGCTCCGGCTCCGGCTGGGATTGCTCCTCCGGTTGGGGCTGCTCCTCCAAGAGCTGATCCAGGTTGGGTTCCGGCTGGGATTGCTCCAGCTCCAGGGATTGCTCCGGCTCCGGCTGGGGCTGCTCCGGCTGTTCTGCTTGGGATGACAAGGGGGATTGTTCCGTCGTTAATTCCATTGATAAACTCCTCTAGTTCGTCGGGTTGAGATAAATCAAATAATCCTGGTGACAACATATCTGCAAGTATCTGCATATCTTGTAGTACTTCTGGTGTTATCTGTGATGTAGTTTCTGTAAACATTCCTGCTTCAACTAGTTTAGCAGTTGCTTGTTGTATAGCGTCTGGTGTTAGACCCATACCAAACTCATCCATAGGCATTGCCATTGGTTGTTGTGCTGGGGCTGGTGCGCTTGCTGGCGTAGCCATAGGTTGTTGTTCTTGCATACCCATAGGTTGCGCTTTTGGTTCTGCCATTTTGTTCTCCATTTGTGTTAGAAATTCTAATTCTGCTTCTAGCTTTGACAACTCACTCACATTTGAATTTAAAATTGCTGTCAACGCTTCTAAAGACATATTATCCAAGTTCTCTGCTGCCATCGGATGCCTCCTTTTGTGCTTTGTCTGTCATAGTTTTCCAACGACTGTATTGACTATCTGACCATCCAGTTGTCTCTTGAATGTCCATTTTGTCAACTTCATCATAGTAGTGCTGTCTACCGCCTTCTTTTAAACATCGTCTTTGCATCGATGCTAAATCTTCAGAATACTGTTGGCCTTGTTCAATTTCTTTGTCACTACAACGCACTAGCTTGTTGTCTCGTTCCCACTTCTTAAGATCTCTATGATCTCTTATTCTCATACCTTTCGCTCTTTGCTTTGGCGATAACAGTTGTTCTTCAATCTCCATCGCATCTGCAAACACTGGCCCAATGTGACGGAACCTAAAATAAGGATAATGGTTAGCCAAACCCCCACATTGATCACAGATTTGTACCTGTTCTCGTTCTTCGACATCGACAATATACTCATCTATAAATTCACAAGTAGTGCATTTGTAATAATAACAGGGCATTACATTTCCTTAGAAGCCATAACTAAATGTTTCTTTATCATATCCATTTGTGAGTCTTCAAGATCCATATCACCTAACTTTTCCATAATCTCTTTTACAGGCAATTCTGGCATTTCCATTTCTTTCTTTTGTTCGTCATCCATCATACTCATTGCATAGTCTTCTTCTGACATATCGAAGTTTTCATCACCTTTCATTCGGTCTGGTGCATCAAGTAAAATAATACTCAAACTTTCTTTCTTAGATTTTTTGTGCGGATTGTCGTGTGAGTTGTGTGATTTGTCGTATCCGTAGCCTGGCATTTTATACTCCTGGGAATGGTATGCCACCCATAGCTTCCTGTGGCATTTGTTCTGGTTCTTGTTCTTGTTCGTCTTCTTTTATGATAGACGGACGTATGTTAAACATTTCAACTAACTCTTTGGTAATCTCTCTCCAGTTCACCTGCTCTCCACTAGGTGTACCTGCCAAACTACCAAGAAGCTGTACAAGTTGTTCTCTTCTTACTACACGATCTTCCATCAAAGGAGAGAACGGTAGAACTCTAAACTTTGGCATATTCTCAACAAAGTCTCGGCGTAAAACATTTGGAGCTACATCAATCTGTGTAACTGAAGTGAGTTCTTTCATTCTTAGACCACTAGCCTCTTCATTTGCAATAGCCCAACGCATAATGTTCGCCGCTTTATCAAAACCTCTTTTGATAAACTTTACTAGCAAACGTGTACGAACTTGCATCCGACCCTGTATACTCATTTGAATCATATTAGCTTCAGCAGCTGTCCGTATGTTTTTCACTTCACCACGTTGAAAG